TAACTTTAGTAATATTAGATGTTATAGCAGTATCAATATTATCAATTACATTCAATACTTTACTATACTTAAACCGTCCACCAAACTTATTAATGTCCTTTGAACCAGAATAAGTTGTTAAACCATCACTAATTCTAGTCTTTAATGCTGTTGGTGTTGTTGTTTGTGCTGGATTATAATAAACATATGAGTCTAACTCCACATATAGTAGTTTTAGATCTAAAATTTTCTGATTTATACCAGCTAGAGAGTATTGCTTTAAATCTTCTAAAATCTTTTGTTTATCAAAGTCTGATACAAATTCACCATTTTTTGGTTTAATTGTTAATAAAACTGTACCAAATTCAGGTGGATCTAACTCTTCACCACCAACAACTGATACAGACTCTGCATTTGGATATACTTGTTGTATTATAGACTCATAATCTCTACCTGTAACCGCCCTGTATTGGGAGGAATACAGTCTAGGAGCAAAGTACTTAACAGAATCAGTAGACTCAATGCTACCGCCATTAGAGGCAGCTGAGACAGTTGTGATTAATGGTGTAGAAGATGGTGATATTTTCTGATTAACTGAATTAGTAACACTACCACCCCATGCAAATACTGCAGGTCCATTACCATCTATTCCATCAGTAACAATGTAAGATACTGTAATAATTGCATCATTTTCTAATTTTTTACCAAAAATACCATCACCAAACAGTAATTCATACTTTTCATCTTGAATTTCTTGAATTAAATAGGTTTCTGAGGTAGAATCTATGTTTAATATGTTATCAACTCGTCTATATTCTCTTCCAAGACCCGTATCTGCAGAACCTTTAACATAAACACGTATAGTTGAGGTATCAATAAAGGAATTATTCAATATAAATGTCTGATCTAACGACCCATCTACAGTAAATGTCTTAGTTAAGTAAGTTCCTTGATAAACTACAATAGGATCTGTCTGTGTTCCAAAGGTTGCAACACCAGAATTAATGGTTGTTGTAATACTTTCTGGTATAGAGAATACATATGAACTATTATTTTGAGCACCAACGCACACTAAACCCGCTTGTAAGGTCAATGTAGGGGATGAACTAGTCGTTGCTACACTAAAATTAATAGATGCCTGTGCAGCAGTCCTAGATTTGGGTACATATCCTATATTTCTTGCTAATGAAACAACATTTTCACGTAATGTTGCTGAATCCAAGAAGGATTCATTCACAATCATATTGGAATTAAATGCTGTAATGTAAGTATTATACGCTAAA